CGTCGGATTTCATGCTAGAGTTGTACAGGACGGTGCCACGAGTAATGGCGTCCTCAGTGCCTTGCAACTGACGCCCTTGACGTGCGGCGGCAATCATCAGGTTAAACAACTGCCTATCGAGCTTCCACGCAATCGCCTGGCCGTTCTCAAAGGAGTACTGAGAGCGCACTTCAAAGTGGCTTTTTGCCTCGTCAATCTCCGAAATAAACACACTGGATACCAGCGGCTTAGTGTCGATAACGATGGTCTTTTCCCCCGAATAGATGTTGGTTCCTGCCAGGCGTTCGCCGGGAGTGTGATAGTTAGCGGTCTGTCGCCCAAGCAACGGGAACTGTACACTTTTGCCGTTGGCAATGCTGCGCCGCATTACTTTGGGCAAGGCAACGGTTTCGCGAAGGAACGACGCCAAAACTTCCCCGGAAAAAATCTTCAGGAAAAGAGCGTTCGCGTCTCCCGCGTTGTTAATCTTGCCAAAGTCATTTACTACTGTATCAATAAATGCCATTCTTATTCACCTTTAGTTGGTTAAAGAAATCCTACGTGCCACATCGTTGCGGTAGGCAGGATCGTGTTTGTAACGAGGGTCGTTAATCGCCGTTACCATTTCAAAGGTGCTCTTAAAGCCCCCTTGTGTAATCCCCGAAGCCCCGCCTGAGCCTGACAACAGGTTAGGCGCAGAGCCTGAGTGTGCCGCGTATTTGGCCTGCAGCCCTTGGACGGCAAGCTGCATTTGGTACACGTTTCCCATAACGCCTGCATTGAATGCCGCAAGTTCCTGTTGGCTCAAGTTCACTTTTGCCCATTCAGCAATCTTTGCGAACTCATTTTTACCCCCTACAACAGCGTAGGCCTTCTCGGCATGAAGCTCTGCAAGTGCCCGTTGACCATCAATGTATTGGTCAACGAATGCCTTCGGGAGCCCTTTGTCCCGAAGAGCTTGATAAGACTCATCACTGAGCTTACCAGCGCTTTGGAACTCTGCGTAATAGGGGTCGAAATTGATTTCGGCCTGTTGGGGTGCAGCAGGCGGCGTAGTGTCAATCACCAATGGCACTGAAGGTGCCTGAGGGGTTTCTTGGGTATCTGTAGGCTCTACAGGTTGTTCGTTGATGTTCGTGTTCATTTATGTATGGTTATCCCATTTGTTGCTGTTCAAGCCCGCCTTGCAGCGCAATAGGGGCCAGTTGTGCGTTCATTTCAGCTTGGCGCTGTGCTTGCGCTTCGAGTTGTATTTGCTCTTGTGTCTTTACAAGGCCTTGCATATCGACACCCAAAGCCGTTCCGACCCGGGTGATGTAGTCGGCGACATTGAGATACGTTGGAATGACGTCAGGCCCGAATACAGACAGTTGCTGTACGAGTGCTGACAGTTTTTGGAGGTCTTGGCCGCGCCCTAAAGCCGCAAGACCTGTGGTAATGGATGTCTTCAAGATTGCCGGGGGTATCGGGGGCAGCTTCTGTTCAGTGACTAGGATGGACACTACAGCCTTAACGAGGCGCAGTTGAAGCTCTTGGGTCAGAATGGAATACACGCCACCTAGAGCGTCTTCAAGTTCCCCTGCCATGTACCGGATTTCCTCGGCAGTTACGCGCTCTTGCGTCCTTTGGATTGCCGTGTTGTTCAGGAAGGCGAAGGATAGGCTCTTCTCGATTTCAGCCAGGCGCTCAAGGGCCACACGAAAATCGTGGGTCTTTTCTAGCTGAAGGGTCGATATGTCCTCAGGGTTCCCTTCGATAATGGAGCCGCTAGGGGCTTCTACTAGCTTCCTCTTGTTTGTGGAGGCGTTGGGACGCAACAGGAAGATGACTTTAGAGGCGGCTGCTGCGGCCTCTAGGAGAGCCTTGGAGAGCCCTTCAGCCGACTTCAGGTCGCCTAAATACTCCTCACAGTATGACCTGCCATAATGCTCACCGTCCACTGTAGACCAGCGCAAAGGTAGCCAGGGTAACGCGTCTTCGAGTATCTCGCCCTTCGAGCCTTCCACGAGTACGCCATTGAGCTCCTGCATGACATTATACATGCCCTTGGAGGCGTCGTAAAGGACATGGGTAAATAACCCAACGACCTCGTCCGATTTCTCGTTGGTTATCCCGTGCCGTGCCCTCAGGGCCTCATCGACCTCTATGGGCCGCATGTCTTCCTTTACGACGACCTCCAGTACCTTACCGTCTGCTGCACGGCGGCACACAAAACGGGAGATAGGGAAGACCCTGAGTCCCTTGATAGACACATAAAGCAACACGTTGCCCGCAATGATTAAATGCTTGAGGGCCTCGCTGATTTTAGGTCGCGCATGGACGCTGTCAAACCAATCAGTCACTACTGCTTCCATTTTAGAGAAGCCCTGTTGTGCCGCCGTCATGTCTACAGGTTGCCCGCCAGATAAGCCTACCAATACGTTCTCATCAATCGCAAAGCGAAAAAATGGGCTATTAGGGGGCATAAGCGCCAATAACAGCTTGGAGGACAAGTTGTTGACTCCTCTTGCCCCAATGGCCTGATAGGGCGTTGGGTACCTGGTAGCAAACGAATGGCCTAAAGGCGGCACCAAGTACGGTAGGGTCAGCTTGGCGCAATCAATGGCTCGTTGATGATATATAAAGCGCTCGCCTGCCAGTTGGTCATATCGGCCTGCAATAGCGCCTTGGGTTGTCGTTAAGTATGTCATAGGGTTATCTTGAGTTGCTCTCTTCCGCGCTTGATGTCAGTCCGCTCCCCTAAAGCCTCCCTTTGGATTTTGGTGGTGGGTTGCTGTAATGTCTGGGCGCTGACTATTTGTGTCTTCAGGGCAGCTTCCTTGGCTCTTATGGCCTTGTTGAGGGCTTCTTCGGAGGCCTTTTTGTCTGTGATATCCCCAACCACATTCGCGCCTAACGACTGGGCAAGCTTTGAGGCTTGTTCGGCTGTAACGCTTTCAGCGCCTATGGTGGCCTTGGCTTCCACCAGAGACTGTAATGCTTCATCTTTTGCGCCGTATTGTCCCACGAAGATACTTGTGGTCAGCCTCTTAATCTTCGAGTCTGTGCTGGTCTTTTGGGCCAGCTTCTGCGCCAATGAATCACGGGCATCTTGCAGTTCCTGCCCCTCAAGGTAGGCCAGTGACGCCCGAAGCGACTTGATTTCCTTTTCGGTCGTCGACAGCTTTTGCCGTGAGTCCCGTAAAGCCTGATAGACCGCATCGTCAACATCAAGCTTATTGCGGGCTCCTTGAGGCGATATGACGGCCACAATGGGTGCCCCTGTGTCAGGGTCTATGGTCATCTCCAGTGCCTCCCCTGCAGCCCCCATAAGCGGCTGACGGATGCGCTCAGCAAACACCGAGGCGGGCGGCGGGGGCGCTAGATTGACATTAAGCCTTTTAGGCTCAGGGACTCCCATGCACATCCTAAAAGTCCGCCCCGTCTTCAAAAGACGTATCAATCTCGTCGGCTTGGGCCAGAGAGTCTACAAGACCCTCAATAAGCTGCCGTTTGCCTGTATAGACCCAAATATCCCTGTCGGACATTGAGGTCGACGGGCAGCGGCTCGGGTATGCCTTATTCAGCCATTCAATCAAGTCAACTGAATGCACCGGGATGGCGGTGTTAGGGATGAAAGCTGGCTGCATGTGTGTAATGCGCTTTTGCTTTTGGGTTTTGGTGCGTTTTTTACGGTTAGGGATGAAATCTGATTGCTGCATGTGTGTAATGTGCTCCTTTGGTTGGTTTGTGATAACAAATGTTTGTGTGATATATTGTATCATCACTTTTATTTTTCGGACAAAATCGCCTTCAGGGATGTTATTCCATGAAGGCGATTTTTATGCTTCAACGCCATTGATAGCGATTGTTTGAGGGCCATTAAATTAAAAAATCAAAAACAGAGAAACGCAAAAGCCGTATCATAACCCGAATGCATGGTCCTCCTGTTCTTCGCTGTCTGGATGATCCATTAAACCCTGGTTCAACAAAAACGCCTGCCAAAACGGATGGATCATCCACGAATCAACCTGCTTTATTTCGGCAGGCAGACCCAGTTGGCCCTTGTTATTGCTTCCGGTGACCCACAGCAATCCCCTGGCATCCAGCAACAGGGAATGAAATTCGCCGACGGCTATTCGGACAATGCCGGTTATTCCCCGTGTCCAGCTTGTTTTACTCATCGTCGTTCCATCCCCAAACTGGCCATTCTCATTATACCCCGCCGCCCACACCGACCCGTCCTGCTTCAGCAGCAGGGAATGCATGTAGCCTGCCGCAACCTGACTGACCCCGCTGGCGACCTGCGTCCAGAGGGTTTTATCCGCCTCA